TTTTTGCCTTTAAGGGTAGCTTGGTAGGAATAAAGCATATCATAATAATCCCATTTACTTTCAAACTCTTTAGGTTGAGTGGTGGTGATGGTATTTAGAATTCCGCCTCGGGCTGCCATAAAGAGTCCGTCAATCACTTCTACTTCTCCATAACCGCCGTAATAGGTAGGAATAGAGTTAGCGATATTGTCGCCGTGCCAGACGCATCCTCTAAGAAAAGACTCCGGGTGGGGGAACTCTCGCCCCAATCCATGCCACCAACACGCGGTTTTATTTAATTTTTTAGCTCCCGCCACCCCCACAAAACCTGTGGCGTCATCCAATCCTGTCTCAATAACTGTATTAAATTCATCGGGCTGCATGATGATTTCTATATCATCATGACACATGATTACATAATCTTTAGCTAAAACTTTGTGTTTTTTAAGAGCTTCGGTATATGCTTCAAAAATTGAAGGCTTATTAACTAGATAATGTACATCCCACCCTGCTGCCGAGAGGTAGCGCCCAACCTTAGTCAAGGCGTTTTCAAGTCGAGTGGGTATAAAAGCGAGTTTTCTCATATCTATATAATAGTAGTTTCATATGAATCCTGACGACCTAAAAGTGGAAATTGAAAAGTGCCGTAGTGATGCTGCGTACTTTATCAAAAATTATGTCTATATTACTCACCCCGTGCGCGGGCGTGTGAAGTTTGACCTCTATCGATTTCAAGAACGAATTGTAAACGAATTTGGGTCCCATAGGTTTAACCTCATGAGAAAGTTTAGGCAGGCAGGTGCAACCACCATCTGTGCCGCATATGCCTTATGGTACATAATTTTTCATGAAGATAAGAATGTGATGGTTGTGTCTATCGGTGACCGCGAGTCTAGAGACTTCCTAGACCGGGCAGTGAGTATGTACGATGATTTACCTAACTGGTTACAGCCAAAGGAGATAGAGAGGAATAAACACGTTATTAAACTCTCCACAGGAAGTAAGATTAAGTCTCAACCCGCTGGCGCGGGTCGTGGTGAGGCGGTTTCTCTGTTAATTGTAGATGAAGCTGCGTTTATTGAAAAGATGACAGAGTTTTGGATGGCAATTTATCCTACGATTTCCACCGGGGGTTCTGCGTTTATTCTGTCCACTGTTAATGGAATGGCTAATTTATACTATGAGTTGTACCATGACGCCGAGTTAGGAAAAAATAATTTTAATGTTATTAACATTCATTGGCGGGAGCACCCTGAGTACACAGAAGAATGGTCCGAGGAAACACGAAGTAATGTAGGGGAACGGGCATGGCTGCAAGAATACGAAGGGGAATTCCTCGGAACTGGTGAAACCTTTATCGATGGGGGTACTTTGCAGCAAGTAAAAGCCCAGACTAGCGAAACCTACTACAGCAAATATTATAATATGATGCGCGTATGGGAAGACCCCCACCCCTATCATACTTATTTGATTGCGGCAGACTCCTCATTCGGGCGTGACCGCGATTATTCAGCATTTCATATTATCAACCTCTATAACGGGGAACAGGTGGCTGAGTTTTATAGCAACCGCATCGGACTAAATGAGTTTGCCAAAATCCTTGCCCAAGAAGGACTTAGGTATAATACCGCATTTGTTTGTCCTGAGCGCAATGGACTAGGGCTTGCTCTCATCGAACAATTGTTTGAGGTACACGAGTACGAAAATATGTGGACCGACCCCAAAGGAGAGATGGGATATTTGGTAAATAACAAAAATAGAGACCAAATTTTAAATACTTTACAAGAAAATTTAAAAACTTCTAAAATAAAAGTTAATTCAGAGAGAACTTTTAAGGAACTTACGACTTTTATAATTAGTAAGACCGGTAAAATTCAAGCAGAAGATGGTTTTAACGACGATTTGGTAATGAGTATGGCTATTGGAGCAAATTTAATGGGTGATATTGTGAGTAAGAGTCCCGTTCCTATTCACAAGGGGGATTTAATGGAGCCCACTGGAAGGGAATTACCAACACCATCGTTCTCGACGGGTAGATACGATAAAGACTTTGATAATTATAGAAAATGGATTTAAACGAACAAGAAAATAAAGAGCAGCAACAACTCGATGAGAATGCTGGTTTTACGTCATTCCCTGGAACGCAAACTTTCGGGACGGGTGCCCCCCTCTCCGGCAGATTCGCCGCGTTTTTTAAATCTTTTTTTACTACTAAAAAGAAGCCGGGGCGCCCGACTCAAGACCCCTACCGTGGAGACGTTGTTAAGAACGCTGAGGGTGAAGGGGATGGACCTATCCAAGGTTCCGTGGGTATTGTTAAAGGGGGAGCAACCCTTCCTCAGGTTGAGTATGAACGCCGGCGTCGATACAATGACTACGAAAAGATGGATGAGTATCCTGAAATCGGGGCTGCTTTAGATATTTACGCAGATGACGCTACCCAAACCTACATTGATGGAATGATGCTCGGGGTAAACACTGACCAGAAAATTGTGAAGGAGGCTGTGGAGGCTTTTGTTACCGAGACAGAATTGGATAAATACCTCTGGGATATTATTAGGAATATGTGTAAGTACGGAGATTGCTTCGTAGAGAACATTGTGGATATGAACAACCCTGAGGCGGGTATCCAGCGCCTTAAGATTCTTAATCCTGTCTTCTTATTTCGGAGAGAAGACCGGTACGGTTATTTAAGGGGCTTCATACAAGAGGTTCCCCAGTCCACCGCCGATACACAGTCATACCAAGGGAATAGATTAACTAAAAAGAATACCATTCATTTGGACCGCAATCAATTAATTCATTTCCGTCTCCATACTTCAGATTCCAATTACTACCCATATGGGAAGTCTATATGTGCGCCCGGTGTTAGGGCATGGAAGTCGCTACGCATGATGGAAGACGCGATGTTGATTTACCGTTTGCACCGAGCACCAGAGCGACGTATTTTTTACATTGATACAGGCAACCTCCCTCAAACTAAGGTTGAGATGTTTATGGACCGCGTTAAGGCTAAGTTTAAGAAAGAAAAATTCTTTAATCAAGAGTCTGGGAATGCCGATGAGCGCTTTAATCCAATGTCCAATGAAGAAGATTTCTTTATTCCGATTAAAAATGGTCAAGGGACTAAAATTGAAACTTTGCCCGGTGCTCAAAACTTAGGGGAAATTGATGATGTCCGGTATTTCCGTGACAAAGTGCTCGCTTCGATGAAAATTCCTAAAGACTTTATTGTTGAGAAGGACAAGTCCCCTGAACGTAAAGCTAACCTCGCTCAGTTAGATGCTAAATTTGCTAAAGCTGTTATGCGGGTCCAAAGAGATGCGGAAGTGGGTCTTACTACTTTAATTAAGCGTCACCTTGAGTTACGCTCTTTCCCTAAGTCCGCAGTAAATAGTTTACGTATAAGCCTAGCTCCTCCCTCAGACCTCAACGAAAAAAGAAAGTTGGAGTTGGAAGAGCAAAAAACTCGCGTGGTACAAGCCACTATGGGTTTAGACCTTTTCTCCAAAGAGTATATTTTCAAAAATTTCTACAATATGAATGATTTAGAGATTGAAGAGATAACCCTCCAAAAAGAAGCAGAAGCTCCGGCTCCTGGAGAACAAGCCGCCCCTGGCGCCGCTCCTGGCGGTGTCCCCCCTCAGCCCCCACCCGGGGGAGCCCCAGCTCCCGAACAACCAGAAGGAGCCTAAAAATCTCAAAGAGGCGTTTTAAAGTCTCTATATAAAACTAGCCATGAATTTAAAGAATCTATTTAATAATCGTAATAAGAATTTTGCTCGTCTCTCAGAGGCGGGGGATTACCTTGGACGTCGCCTACGGGAAAATTTAGTGATATTCGAAATCGATGATGCCATGGAGACTGTAACCTATGTTACTGAATCTAATAACTTTATTGCATGTTCTTATAAAGAAACTAAAGGAAAACTAACTTTTGAGAATTTTGTAGTCGATAATCTCGATACCATTACTTCTGACGATGCAATTGATTCGCAAGTAGAAGAAAAGATTTCTGATTTTATTGGAGCCCTATCCGAAAATCGCTATGACACTGCGGAGCACTCTTTTGAGAGCGTTATTGATTCTTTTAATATGAGAGCTAAAATTGAAGAGAGCCGTAAAAAACTTAAGAAGCGGATTAATCGTTTCAGTGAAAGCTATAATATTACCTCAACTAAAGCTTATAGAAAATTTATCGAGTCCCTTCCACTTCTAGAAAAGTTTTTGAAAGAAAATAAAGATTCTCTAATTGAAAATAAGAAACTAGTTGAAGGATTGCGTTTGTCTAAAGTGGTAGGTGATACGTATGATTTACCTAAGCTTACATTAGAGTCTTTGAAAGAAGAGTTTGTAGTTATCCCAACAAACACGAAAAAGACTTTATACGAAATGGTGTGCGAAAAAGAGCTTGTTCGTAAGGAACTAATGGAGGCTAAAGAATCTTTCTCTAATATTTGGGCTAAGAACGACCGCATTGGTACCTTAGCGTCTCACATTTATTCTACTGACAGTACGATTAAAGATTCTTTGAGGGAAGCTGTGGCTGAAGTTCCCTACCTAGCCTTGTCCAATAAAGTAGATTTGGTTACAGTTATGGAGTCCGTATTCCAAGTTACCAACCCAGGCAATATTTCCAAGAAAGATATTCGGGAATTTGTAAATAAACTTTATGAATTCAAAAAGCCCCTAAAGTCTTTGGTTATAGAAACCCTAAACAATGTTTATGGGGTAAATGTTCAAAGTTTACGCTTCATCCCTTCTTTCAAGGGACTGGCTGAAGTGCAGTCGGAGGTACTTGGTATTCTGGGCGAAAATGCTGGGGACGGCATCCTAGGCGATGTTCTGAAGGAATTCTCCTCTTCCCTTACTCGTAAAGGAGGTGTTCAGGTTCTAGATGTGGCTAATACTTTATCTCATGTTATGAGTGAAGCTAATGTAACTATTGTTGACATTGACGAAGACTTCCATATGAAGAAGCTTTCAGATTACCTTTCTAACAATATTGAGGAAGCGCAGTATTATGGCGATGATGATGCTAAATCTGACTCAGGGGGAAACTCTGATGGGGATGAAGGAGAAGGCGGAATCACTACCAAGAAAGGTAAGAAGAAGAAAGGCAAGAAGAAGAAAGGCAAGAAGGATAAAGATTGGGGCGGCAACAAAGGCGACATCAAAGCCAAGGACCGCAAAAAGGATGACGACAGCAAGCTGACAGCGGATGAGAAAGGGGATGTCGATGATGACAAGAACGACCTGCCCGGAGACCAAGAGAAGCTGGATAAGGACAAAGATGGCG